CTGGTAAACCACTGATGTAACCTGAGCCAAACCATCTGAAGCTCTTTATCACTTACCTTCTTCAGGTTTTCAGGATTAATCTCTTCCAGTGTCATAGTTCTCCTCCTAATCCATACTTTTTAGCTAAGTTCCTCACATACTCAATACTAGTATTCTTTAAGAATTCCTTAGATATTTTCTCTAGATATTCTTTCTCTTTGAACTCCTTGGTAGGGTTAAGGATAAAATCTAAAACCTTTAGCCAGTCCGCTAAATAAGGCACTGAGTCCACTGCAATTACTGGTAAAGCTTTCTTTATCTCAGCTTTCAATACTGTTCCACCTAACTTTATCAGGTCTCTAATAGGTTCTTCTAGGTTCTTATAACCGTTTAATCTTACATAGACTGTATCAAGAGGCGCTCCTCCCAATACTACTGCCTCTGACTCATATAGTGTTCCAAGTCCACTAATACCAGTAGAAGCTATCCTTTCTACTGGTATTTTAGTAGCAATTACTATCATTTCTTCTTTGGGATTAGATAAAGCAAAGACTGCTGCTGTTCTGGGATTGAAACTAAAAGAAGATAAGGGCTGAAGAGGTAGCTTAGCCCTTCCATATTTTTCTATTACACCACCAAACATTTCTCTGGCTAACTTTTCATCCAAGGATAAGCCTCTAAATACCACTATCTCTTTTATCTTTCTCCTTTTAAAATAATCCTGTGTTAAGAGATATTCCTGTTTTAAGAATAGCTCTATAGCCTTAGCATCTCCACTGAGTCCAATCTCTCCTGCTTTAATAGTATCCAAAGCCCTCTTCCAGAGAGTTCCATCAATAGAACTAAACTTTAGATTGCTGAAGTTTAAGTTAAAAACCCTGTTCGCTACTGACTGTATTAAAACAGAAGTTTTACTGCTATCTCCAGAAGTAGCTGCCCAATATTCAATAAACTCTCCCCATTTATCTAAGGCTGCACTTACTATTGTGTTTACTTTCTGTTTTAATTGTTCTAATGCTGTAGCCATTTTCTCATAATAGGTTCCTTGTGCCCTTGCTCCAGATGCACCAGTTAAAGTTTTACCATCTTCTCTGAGATTAAAAGGTCATCTCCTGTAAAGTAAGAGTTACTTTGTGATATTTTTTCTGGAATAGTGAAGCCAGGAACATCTGGGACTTGTGCTTTGTTTTGCAGTAGGTTTATAGGACTGTTGCCTAATACCATAGGCTCTTCTACCTTAGGTGCTAAGATTGTGCTCCATTCTACCTTTTCAGGTGCCATCATAATTAGTTGTTCTACACACCTGCAGTTAGGGTGAAGGGGTGGTCCTAGTATTCCACCCTCATAGTTACCATTAATAGTCGCCCTTTTACCATTCATCTTTTGACACTCAGGACATAACCTATCATCACTTGTAACTACCCACTCCCTTACAGAACCAGTAGGGATAAGGTCCTCAGCTTCTGCTTCTTTCCACATATGCCTCTGGATATTGTTCTCCATTCTCATTACCTCAGTCCTTGCTATAGTTTCAGCTCTAAGAGATAAAGCCCTATCCCTGTATCTTTCTACTTTGCTACTAACTGACTTAGCTCCTTGCTTGGTCAGGTTTTCTTCATATTTTAGTAAAGCCCTGGTCTGATTCTCAGTAAGCCCGATAGTGTTAAGTATTGCATTAGCCGTATCATCCATCTTCCAGCCATTCACGTAAGCCTGTGATGTTATATACCTGATATTATTCCTCTGTTCTTCTGTAATATCTTTTACCAGATTACCTATACTCTGCTTAATCTCTTGCACCAGTGACTCTGAATAAGGACTGTGTGCTGGTAATACTTTCTCTACTTTAGTTGGGATATTTTCAAAAACTACAGGGGCTATTTCTTGTGCCATATCTTCTATGATATTCATTAATTCAGGCTTTAGGTTCTCAAATTCTATCTCAATAGGTTGATTGTTTTTAAGCTTTTCTCTTATCTCTTCTTTTATCTTTGTGCGATAGGTTTTCATATAGTTGATAAGTTTTTTCTGCATCTCTGCTGTATAAATATCTACTATGCCTAGAAGCTTATCCTCAAGACTCACTTGGCAATCCTGCCTTGGCTTTAAGGTAGGTTTCTAGCTCAGGGTCCGGGAACAATGCCATTCCAGAACCTGCAAGCTTGGCTATAAAGTCAGCTAATTCAGTTAAATTTACTCCTTCAACATTGCTATGGCTAATTTCTGGTGATAAACCAGTATTAAAGCCATTTATCTTTAATAGTCTTGGAATACCATAGCTATTGATAGTATCACAAATACTGTCCAGGATTGTATTTATAGCTCTACAGAATAAAGAACTCTTGTTCAAAGATAAGGCATAGCTTCCTGTTCCAGTCTGTCCTAGAAGTAAGAAGTCAGCCATAACAGACATAGCTATTCTCTGCTCATATCTCTGTATTATCTCAGTTGTATTTATGCTTGTCCCAGGTCCACTTAGAAGTGTGATATCGTAGAGTTTATTACCTTTTGCATCATATACCAATGGCATTAAAACTCCTTCCTTTTCATCTCTCCTGATATCAGAAAGAAGTTTCTTCCACGTCTCTAATGCTCTTACCTCTTCCCCTGTTTTAGGATTAAGAAGGTTTAAGGGTAACCATAAAACCGGTAAACCAGCTAAGTCTCTTTCTACTCCTATAGCTTCCAGTTCTTCCAGGTTCTTTTTCAAATACCAGCTCCTATATGCATTCCTGAGTAGAGACCTGCCTTCTGGGATATCTGTCTTAAGCCTGAATAATAGAGATTTTTCTATAGGGATAAAAACAGTTCCTGCTCCGGTGTATTGTGTTATTCCTTGTAATCCACCTTCTTTGTCAAAGTGCCATCTGAGTATAGTAGAAGGGTCTCTATATGCCCACTTTCTCCAGCCTATCCTACCATCACTATACCTGCTCCTATATTGTGAACTTTCTGCCTCAGGTCCTTGCCTAACCTTGTAAACTATCTCAAAATAACTGAAACCATAGACTAACATTGATAAAACTTGAGATAATACATCCTGCCAGGATAAGTTTAAGTCATAAATACAGCTCTGAACAAACTCGGTTATATTTATAGCCTCAGCACTGTCATTACTAGGGACAAAGCTCCATTCCACTTGCCTTACCAGCATCTCTATAGCAAAAAGAAAAGCACCAATAACAGCATCATTATCCCTCATCTCCCTGTATACAGCTAATGCCCTTGGTCCAGTAAGGTCTTTAAGCCATTCAGCTTCATATAGTCCACCAAATCTGGTAGCGGTAGAGGAGCTACCTATTTCAAACAGTTCACTTTCTTCCATCTTTACCTACCTCCATACAATGCTTTCTTAGCTTCCTGTAAGCCCTATCCTCAAGCTCATTAATCCACTGCCTGGCTACTCCATAAACACTGGCTATTTCAGCCAGTGTTAATTTCTGACATCCAAATAGTTCTCTCCTTAGGCTCAGGATTAGAATCTCCTCATCAGTCAAACATTCTTTCATCATCTGGTATAGCCAGTCCTTATCTTCAATTATCTCTTCTTCCATCTTTCACCTCTTCTAAATAAGCTTTCTCTAATATGCCTAATATAACATCACTTGGATTGCCCTTCAAAAGAAGTTTCTGATAAATATCATCTGGAACTATTACTACTAGCCGTAGAAATTGCTCCTTCCAGGTCATTACCTTATCAAAGTCCATATTGACTGGCGTAGGAACTGGGACTGTGATGGTAACATCATTAAGTTTTATCTCATACTTATTAGTTAGCTTAAAAAGCTCCTCATAGTTAATGGGATTCCATAACTGATTCCTTTGCCAGAAGATTAGGTAAGCCGTATTAAAATCTATTTCTCCAAAATCTTCTACATAAACTTCCTCATAGCCCAATCTTCTCAGGACTCTTAACCTGTGATTACCATCTATTACCTCATAACTGTCATCATCTAACTTTCTTACAGCTAATACTCCATAAGCTCCTTCATAAAGAATTGAGGCTTCAAGCCGTTTCAGAAACTCTCCCGGGTAATCTTTAGGATTCCAGTCTGCTTCCTTAAGCTTATCAATAGACATCAATTTTATCTCTGACAATCTTCATAACCTCCTCTGTAACCGGTAACTGGTCTTCATCAGCTTTAATGGTAAGCCATTCTAACACTTCTCCTTCCAGCTTCAGGGTAACTAAGTGGACTTCAACACTGACTTCTACAGGCTCTTCTTCTACTGTTTCTTTTCTAGGTGTCACCCTGATTTCTCTGGGTGATGTTTCATTAGCTATTTCTACCAGGTCTCTTTCTATGATGGTAGGGATTGCTATATCATATTTAATCGGGAACCATATCTCATTCCTTTGCCAAAATACCATCAAAGCTTGTTTATCATCTAGTTTACCTAAGTCCTCTATCCAAACCTCTTCATAGCCTAATTCCTGCAATACTTCCAGCCTGTGATTACCATCAATAACCTCATAGTCTCCATTCTCTAGTTCTCTTACTGCTAATACTCCAGGACTGTCCTCAAATAGTATTGAGTTTTTAAGCTTTTCTTTCAAGTAATCACTATCATACTTGGGATTCCAGTCAGCTTTCTTTACCTGACTAATAGGGACTC